GATTCTCAAGTATTACGGTGTCTATTATTTCTTTCCGGCTACGTACGGCATGGGGAGGAGCGGAGTACCAGACATCGTGTGCTGTCTTAACGGACACTTCTTTGCTATCGAATGTAAGGCAGGTAGTAATAAACCAACAGCACTACAAGAGCGAGAGTTGGGGTTGATCCGAGATGCGAAAGGTACAGCCCTTGTGATTAACGAAGAGAACATAGATCACGTACGGATACTAGTGGAGGAGATGTTATGAATTTGTTTTTCGTCAATGAAGATCCCGTAATGGCAGCGATAGACCTTGCGGATAAGCACGTAGTCAAAATGATTCTGGAGTGCTGTCAAATGATGTCAACTGCTGCACGTAGACACGGCTATGACTCCGAGCATATATACAAAGACGCACACGTGAACCACCCGATGACTCGATGGGTAGGTGACTCAAAGAAACATTACTCATGGTGTTGGGATCACGCCCTTGCGTTATCTACTGAGTACGCTATACGGTACGAAGGTAAGACCCACAAGTCCTCATTACTGCTTCCCCGTCTGGCGGTAGCTATGGATCAAATACCTGACAACGGTTGGCAAGACCCACCACTATGTATGCCTGACGAGTACAAGGTAGGTAACTACGTAGAATCTTATAGGGAGTATTACCGTAAGGGTAAAGCGCACATCCACCAATGGAGCAACAAGTTCACGCCAACATGGATCGCCGCATGAATACTATCATCCTCGACTTTGAGACTTACTACAACCGAGACTACTCGCTTTCCAAATTAACAACCGAGGAATACATACGCCACAAAAACTTTGAGGTTATCGGTGTAGCTGTAAAACAAGGCGACCAACCAACCGAGTGGTTTAGTGGAACCCGTACGCAGACTAAAAAGTTTCTCGACAAATTTGACTGGGATGACTACTTAGTCGTAGCCCACAACGCTATGTTCGACATGGCTATCCTGTCTTGGATATTCGACATCAAGCCCAAGCGCATTGGTGATACGTTATCAATGGCAAGAGCAATCCATAGTATCGAGGTAGGGGGTAGCCTTAAAGCGTTGTCTGAGTATTACGAACTTGGTGCGAAGGGTACGGAAGTTATCAATGCGCTAGCTAAACGCCGTATAGATTTTGATGACGAAAGCCTAGCGAGGTATGCCGAGTATTGCATACAGGACGTAGAGCTAACCGCCAAGCTATTCCAAAAGCTAGCACCACAACTGAACGTCACCGAGCTTAAACTTATCGACGCAACAATAAAGATGTTTAGTGAACCCGCGCTAGAACTAGACCTTGATGTTCTGGGTGCGCACCTAGAGGGAGTACAGAAGAAGAAAGAAATCTTGATGGCTAAGATCGAAGAAGATAAGAAAGCCATCATGAGTAACCCGAAGTTTGCTGAGCTACTACGTAAGCGTGGGGTAGTCCCTCCTATGAAAGTTAGCCCGACTACTGGCAAAGAAACCTACGCCTTTGCTAAATCTGATGAAGAGTTTAGAAATCTACTAGAGCACGAGGATGAGTACGTCCAAGCCCTTGTAGCGGCTAGGTTAGGAGTAAAGTCCACCATAGAAGAAACTAGAACCGCACGCTTAATCAACATAGCTATGCGTGGAAAGCTACCCATACCACTACGTTACTACGCGGCTCACACCGGAAGGTGGGGTGGAGATGACAAGGTGAACATGCAGAACCTACCACGCAACTCCCCACTTAAAGATGCTATCTGTGCGCCCGAAGGTTACACAATGGTCGACTGTGACTTATCGCAGATTGAAGCACGTACCCTTGCATGGCTAGCAGAACAGAACGACTTAGTTGAGGCGTTCGACAGGGGTGACGACGTTTACAAGATTATGGCTAGTTCTATATATGGAAAGTCAGTAGAGAGCATAGATAAAGACGAACGATTCGTTGGTAAGACTACGATTCTTGGCGCAGGTTACGGCATGGGGGCTTTGAAGTTTCAGACACAACTAAAAAACTTTGGTGTTGAACTAGACGAAGATGAATGTAAGCGTATCATTAGTGTGTACCGAGAAACCTATCCTTGGATTCCTATGCTCTGGCGAAGTGCGAACGATGCGCTAGAAGGGATTATGGATGGAGCAGGAGCGACACTAGGTAAGTGGGGCGTGCTATCTGTGGAAGCTAAAGGTATACGCCTACCGAATAACCTATTTATTCAGTACCCCAACCTGAGAAGACAAGAAAATGAAGAAGGTAGAACCGAGCTTGTATATGACACACGCAGAGGTAAGACGCTTGTACCTAACCGTATATATGGTGGGAAAGTTATCGAGAACGTGTGTCAAGCTCTGGCGAGAATCGTCATTGGGGATCAACTACTTAAGCTGGGTAGACGATATAAAGTTGTTATGACGGTACATGATGCTATTGCTTGCATCGTACCAAATGCAGAAGTTGAAGAAGCAAGGAAATTCGTGGAGGCAACAATGAGGGAGCGACCCACATGGGCACAAGAGCTACCCCTTGATTGTGAATCCGGTGTTGGTAAAACGTATGGGAGTTGTAAATGATTGTTGAAGATTGGAGCGGGTATTTCATTTTAGTTAAGAAGCATCTAAGTGAGGTGCAAGAACTTATGAACGCAAAGAAGTACAGCGAGGCACGTAAGAAAGCCATGGACTTATCAATAGACGGACATCTCATGCGTCAGGCTATCACACTAGAGGAGGAGAAATGGAATCGGTAGGGGACTACGACTTTACACAAGACTGGTTTGAGTGGGCTGTACCCGTATGGACTAAGCTGTTTACCAATCTACCAAAAGATCGTAAGCGAGACATGCTTGAGATAGGTAGCTACGAAGGTAGGTCAGCAGTCTGGTTAATCGAAAACGCCCTTGTAGATAACGGCCTACTGCATTGTATAGATACGTGGGAAGGAGGAGAGGAACACAAAGCCCAAGGTGTAAACATGAGCGAAGTCGAAGCTAAGTTTGATTTCAATATCGAAAGCGCTAAGGCTGTAAACCCAACAGTACAGGTATTTAAATATAAGGATTTTAGTTATCGTGCGTTGGGTGCGTTGGCTAGCAAGTACAACAATAGCTTTGATTTTATATACATAGACGGTTCACACCAAGCGGCTGATGTGTTGTCGGATGCTTGCATGGCGTTCCACCTGTTACGGGTAGGTGCGTATATGTGTTTCGATGACTACTTGTGGGACACGAGGATACCGCAACTACAACGACCGAAGATGGCTATTGATGCTTTCGTAACTATATTTGAGCCACGTATAAGAATCGCCCATATCGGGTATCAATACATAATACAAAGGATGGCGTGATGGAGGAAAAGATACCGTCAATCATGATTGCTACTCCCATGTACGGAGGTATGTGTAGTGGCAACTACATGGTGAGTATGCTTGGTGCAGTACAGAAGTTAAAAGAATTTAAGATGCCTGTGTATTTCTCACAGATATCAAACGAGAGCCTTATACCTAGAGCGAGAAACGAATTGGTTCGTAAGTTTCTAGATGGTGGGCACGACTACCTTATGTTTATTGATGCTGACATAGGGTTTCACCCCATGGCTATACCGGAACTTATAGCCGCTGATAAAGATATTGTATGCGGTATTTACCCAAAGAAAGAAATCTATTGGGGTGCAGTAGAGAAAGCGGCAAAGGCAGGGAAAGATAACCTGATCGACTATTCTGGTGCGTTCGTGTTCAACATGGTAAAGAACGAAGATGGTTATGTTGAGACCGATGACATGGGGGTTCTTGAGGTTAGGCATGGTGGCACAGGCTTCATGCTAATTAAACATGAGGTATTTGAAAAACTTAAACCTTACGTACCTACATACAGAGTATCGTCTTATCGAGACCCAGAAACAAACGAGTATGTAAAGCCCTTAACTTACGAGTTCTTTGCTACAAGCATTGACCATACTGGGGCATTGCTATCTGAAGACTACCATTTCTGCGAGTTGTGGCGAAAACATGGAGGTAAGGTACACGCCCATCCGTTTATAAAGCTAGAGCATGTAGGTACTTATGTTTACGAGGGCGATATTGTTAAATCAGGAGGAAACTTAAAATGACCGAAGCAAACAAGAGACAGGTCGGTGGCGACCACTATATGAATATGGGTGTACAGCCATGGAGAGCTATGGAGTCTTGGATGACCGATGAGCAGTTGATCGGGTTCATGATGGGTAATGTGATTAAGTACGTAGCCAGATGGCAGGACAAGAACGGCATCGAGGACTTACGTAAAGCGTCTCATTATCTGGAAAAGCTGATCGAGGTGGAACTCAAACGGGGTGAGGATAAGTAAAAGGTACGTCTTGCGACCAAAAAGGTACGTCTTGCGACCACAAAAAAAGTGCCATAAGTACATACTAAGTCCGTTTTTTAGATTAACTTGTGGTATAACAAGCGTATCTGACACTACACAAGGACGTACATGACCACCGCTTGGAGTTATTCATCAATTAAAACTTTCGATCAATGCCCTAAAAAGTATTACCACTTAAAGATATTAAAGGATATAAAAGACACTGGGAGCGAGGCGACTATCTACGGACAGCAAGTACACAAAGCCGCAGAGGATTACATCAAAGACGGCGTGCCTATACCGGAGAAGTTTGCCTACATTAGAGGAGTAGTAGAAGCACTAGGAAGAAAGGAGGGAGAGAAGCACACAGAATTAAGACTAGGCGTTAAGAGACTTGATGAGGGTTACGAGCCTTGTAAGTTCTTAGGTAAGGATGTCTGGTGGCGCGGTATCGCTGACTTGGTAATTATTGACGGTGATACTGCGTATTCTGTGGACTACAAGACAAGTAAGAATGCTAAGTATGCGGATGTGAAGCAGTTAGATTTGGTTGCTGGGGGGATATTCACACACTTTCCACAGGTAGATAAGATCAGATCCGCATTGATATTTCTAGTAAGTAACGACGTTATAAAGAAAGATCACTACCGAGAACATATGCACAACTACTTATCCACATTTGATCCACTGTTAGATAGGTTAGAAATAGCTGAGGAATCAGGGGTTTGGAACGCTAAATCAGGGCCGTTATGTAGGTTTTGCCCCGTGGTATCATGCGAACACCACCCCAATAACTAAGGAACTGTTATGGCTAGAAACTACGATAGAGAATACAAAAAATACCAAGGCACTGAGGAACAGAAGAAAAATCGAGCGATGCGTAATGCAGCTAGGCGCAAAGCACTAAAGAACGGTACGGTTAAAAAGGGGGATGGCAAAGATGTGGCACACAACAAAGCTATATCCAAAGGTGGTACAAATAAGCATGGTACTAGAGTCACTTCTGCTTCTGCTAATCGTAGCTTTGATCGTAATTCAAGGAAGGGTCTAGTATCCGAAACAAGTCCGAGGGAGCGAAAACGGCGTGGAAATAATAAACGATAAAGCATTACTTATACGCACAAGACGACCAGAACTAATCACAGAGCGAATCGAAAACAGCAAGATAATCAGTCAGGAGGGAGACATTTTTAATATCGCCATCAAATGGGGTTTTCAGGAATCCCAAGAGTTGGCACGCCTACGTATCAGGAACGTGCCTTCACCAATGAAACGAGACTATGAGTGGACAGGGAAATTCCAACCCTACAACCACCAACGTGATACAGCATCGTTTCTCACACTTAACAAGAAAGCATTTTGTTTCAACGAGCAAGGTACTGGTAAGACAGCATCAGTTATATGGGCCGCTGATTACCTGATGAAACTAGGACTTATACGTAGAGTGCTAGTCATATGCCCCCTATCAATTATGAAGTCGGCGTGGCAGGAAGACTTGTTTACGTTTGCTATGCACCGTGGTTGTAGTGTGGCTCATGGTACATCAGACGCCAGAAAGAAGATCATCAACGCTGGGTCAGAGTTTGTCATTATTAACTTTGATGGTGTTGGCGTAGTTGAGGAAGAGATAAAGAAAGGTGGGTTTGACCTGATCGTGGTTGACGAAGCTAACGCTTACAAGAACCCACAGACTAACCGTTGGAAGATACTAAAGCGCATCACAGAAAAGCCAGAGTGGTTGTGGATGCTTACTGGTACGCCAGCAGCCCAGTCGCCAGTAGATGCGTTCGGTTTGGCACGGCTAGTCAACCCACAGAAAACACCGAAATACTACGGGCAGTTCAGAGATCAGGTGATGTACAAGGTCTCGCAGTTTAAATGGGTACCTAAATCTAATGCGAAGGATACGGTGCATAAAGTATTGCAACCCGCTATTCGGTTTGAGAAAGATCAATGTCTCGATTTGCCAGACGTTACGTTTGTAGATAGAGAAGCACCACTTACTCCACAGCAAACCAAGTATTACAACAAGCTGAAAAAGCTAATGGTCATGGAGGCAGGCGGTGAGCAAGTATCTGCTGTCAACGCGGCGACTAACTTAAACAAGTTGTTGCAGATATCTGGTGGTGCAGTTTACTCAGACGAGAAAGAAGTTATTGAGTTTGATGTCTCTAATCGTATCAACGTAATCCTAGAGGTTATTAACGAGGCATCACATAAGGTATTGGTGTTTGTTCCTTTTACTCATACGATAGAACTACTAAAGAATCAGTTAGAGAAAAACAAAATCACGTGCGAAGTTATCAATGGTGCGGTGCCACTAAACAAAAGGTCAGAGCGAATCAAAGACTTCCAAACCAAAGATGATCCTCGCGTATTACTAATCCAACCGCAAGCCGCTTCTCATGGTTTAACTTTGACGGCGGCGAACACAATCATTTGGTATGCACCAGTGACTAGCGTAGAGACTTACCTACAAGCCAATGCACGTATTGATAGGCCAGGTCAGAAGAACGCTATGACCATAGTGCACATCAAAGGGAGCGAAGTCGAGAACCGATTGTATTCTATGTTGCAAAACAAAATCGGTACTCACTCAAAGATCATTGATCTTTATCGACAAGAAATATCAGAATAGTATTTGACTTTGTCAAACTAGCTGGTATACTTGTAATTTCCTACAACACAAGAAGGAGGTTCTTATGGCGACTAAGACGTCAGTTGTATTGCTTGATGAAAAAAGAAAACCGGCTGTTAGTAAGTCTGCTGGTTACATGGAGCGAGAGTCTACTGCGTGTTTCAAGTTAGGTTCTATTTTATTCGTACCTACTTACGTTCAATCGAAGATGGGCATTGTTGAATACGTAGGGCCAAGTGCTTCTACTGAAAACAGCAGACGCTTTACTGAGCTTGAGCTTAGACGTATGGGTGCTCATCGAGTATCAGAGTTTCTATGGAAGAGGGCTTGGATAGATGGAAGATAACATCGGAGCAGAGCAGTACGTAGCCGCATACAAGAAAATACGTGAGGCTATAAAAGAGAAAGAGAGTGCTTTTAAACAAGAGATAGCTGACCTGAAGGAGAAGCAGCAGATCCTTAGCACCAAGCTACTTGAGTTTTGTAATGAGCACAATCTGGATAGCATCAAAACCAGCGAAGGTACTGTATCTCGTAGGGTCATCACCAAGTTCTGGTGTAGTGACTGGGATCAGATGCACACCTTTATTAAAGAGAACGACGCTATGCACCTACTAGAAGCTAGGTTACATCAGGCTAATCTTAAGCAGTTCTTACAAGATAACCCTGACAAGATGCCTATTGGGTTGCAGAGCAATAGTGAATATGCAGTATCAGTCCGTAAACGAAGTTAATCTCAAGGAGAACAAATGGGAAACGTAGCAATCTTTAAAGATAAAACCGCAGTTGCTAACACAAGCAAGCGAGAGCTTAGTGAACTGTCCAAGTCGCTAATGAAGAAATCAAGTGTCACTAATCGACGCTTGCAAGTACAACCAAACGGCACATTCAAACGGGTCATCAACGGAGAGCAAATAGGTAACGCCGTGCGTGGTGAAGTCAATGTGATTATCGTTCACATGCTAGAAAATGTGTCACGTATCTATTACAAAGAAAAGTTTGACCCTAAGAAAGAAGCCACATTACCTAACTGTTGGTCAAACATTGGTGACAAACCAGAGGCAGCGGCATCAGATAAACAAAGTGCTACATGCCTTACATGTCCACAGAACGTTAAGGGTTCTGGTGAGGGTGGTAGTGGTAGAGCATGTAGATTCCAACGTCGTGTATCTGTGATTCTTGAAGGCGATGAAACTGGTGCTGTGTACCAACTTAATATCCCTGCTAAGTCTCTATTCGGCAAGGGTGTTGATAACGTACATCCGTTCGAGTCATACGTGAAATACCTACTCGCTAACAACGAGAGTATTGATAATGTGATTACTAACGTAGCTTTTGATCCTAACGCAGACACGATGGAACTTGTGTTTACTCCTATGCGGCATGCTACTGATAATGAGTACGAGTTAGTTAGACAGGCGCAAGCATCGCCAGAAGCTAAAATGTACACCGCCATTACTGTGGCACAAGCAGATGGAGTTACCAAGAAGCCTAAAGAAGAGTC